GGCTCTTTCATCACCTAATAAACCAGCTAGGTTATTCGCATGAATAATCAAATGCCTGTTATCAGGTGGCACAGAGTTCGTATCTAAAGTTTTCTTGGCTGCTAATATCTTACCAATATTGAGGTCTGATGCAGAAGCTGAACCTGAAGTTACAACCGTATTAGCTACAGTTGCAGCAGGAGTAGCTGCTGTCAAAGCGTCCAAGATAACTTGATCTTCTCTACGTCCGATAGCTGAACCCACTAACTGAGCAAGTTCTGATCTTTCGTCAAAGTTGACTTTTTGTTGATTAAAAATATCAGAATATTCTGATGCACTAAAGTCTTTCATAGTCGCTGTTACGGCTGAGAATACGCCCCCAACTGGAACTACGTCCGTGCTAGGTGTTCTTTCCGTTGCAACGCCAGAACCTAATTTTGGAAACTGAGCTGTATTTCCTACAACACCTGTTCTTGTTCGACAGATATTTCTTAATACAGCAGCTCCTTGATAGGCTTGATGGACTTCAGCTTCGAACAGCTTTACGAAAGCTGGTGAAAGCGTAGTTGCCATTGTATATCTCCAAAAAAATTAAGGTGAAATCGCTTGTCCGTAAAAGGGGCTTTGGATACTGTCCAATCACAGATGGGGCGAACAATGGCTTGTCCATAATTCACCGTTATCATAAACGGTGTTCAAAATCAAGACCCTACGTTTATAAATTGGAATAGGCTTCCTGATACATCTTCTCTACTTTCTTACGGTAGGTCGGATCATTTTGGTATCTGGCATCCTGAACCATCATCATAAGTTCTTCTTGGTCTGGTGCTTCGCCCTCGATTGACGCAATGGGGATTTCCTTTTCCCCTGTGATGCCCCTGATTTTCTGGATAACCCTTTGGCCTTTGGCTGATCCCCCAAGGATTTCGAGTTGGTCGTAGTCTGCTTCCGTGAAAACACCCTTGGCAACCAACCCACGACCCCATTCCACATTGCTATTAATGATTTCATTTGCATTCTTTCCCAATAGTTGACGTTCTTTTTCAAGGTCCATCTCAGCATCTTTAACGAAATTATTCTGATATTCTGTAAATGCCTGACCCAATTTATCAAAAGCATCTTGAGTAATGCCATTCTCCTTGGCCCATTCCGTATAGGTTCCAAGTAAAGCATCATCTGGATCAACTTCTCCAAGGTTTTCCCATGTATACTTTTCAGGAGGCTTATGATCTCCCCGAGACATCTTTTTGCGAAGTTCCTGATAGCTTTTTTCCTGTTTTGTAAATGCGTCCATCAACGCCTCAAGTTTAGTTCCGTTCTCCTCATCCCAGTATTCTTCAGGGAGATAATCAGGTTTTTTTAATTCTGCTTCCTTAACGTCGTGATTTATTTCTTCATCTTCTATTTTTTCTTCTTCTTTTTTTGCTTCAGCCATCAACCCCTGTGGTTTTTCTTCTGTTGCTGTTTCCTCCACTTTCTCTTCTTCTAACTTTTCTTCTTCAGCCATTTAATGCTCTCCTCATTTTATTTTTCATATAGTTCACTACGGAATTTTGCCCCTCACGGTAGTAGCCATAATGTTCATTACTCCCAGGAACCCACGAAGGTTGCTGTAAAAATCTTTTTTCCAAATCATGAAGAACTTTCTGCCCGGATTTAGTCGAAAACGCATCTAAAAACTCTTTGTCCTGTTGTGTCGATTGTTGCACTTCATCACTAAAAACAGCGTCAAGTCCTTCCCATCCTGGTTGGTTAATTGACGGTTTCTTCTGCTGTTGCTTCATTTGGTTGCTGCTCCATTGGTTGTCCCTGTCCCTGTCCCTGTGCCTGTGCTTGAGCCATAGCCATTGCTTGTTTTTGCAACTCCATTCTCTCCATAGGTGTTGTTATTATTTCACTAGGCACTGCCATCGATTTAGCTAGGTAATCAAGAAAAGCATCTTGTTTTAAAACAAACTGACCTATTGGTGTTTGCTGCACGATTTGTGCAAACTGTAAAACTTCAGACACCCGTTCCATGTTTTGAGCTTGGGCAAGTGGAGCCGAGGGTACAATTTTTACTTGAACACCATTTATTTTTAACGGAAGACGGATCATTCCACGCTCGTCCATAATCTCTAATGTTCTTCGAACAACAGGGTACATGGTTTCATTAATTAATCTGCCAAATGCCGAGCCTAAATTTTGTGAAAGTTCAGAAAGTTTTGCACTTATTTCTGTTGCAGAACGAGCCGACATATTGTCAGGCGTTAAGCTTTCATCAAGCATAATTCTTTTAATTGATTGCCTTAAATCATTAGCTACAATCTGTGAAAGTTGGGGGTCACCAGAACGAGGTAAAGGGCGTAAACTCTCTCCTTGTGGACCCCCATTACGAGCAACAGGAATGATAGCACCTGGGAGAATTTGTACTGTAGAAGGGTTTAGAACCCCATCATCTGCTGCCGTGAATACCCCTCCAATCGACAGGCTGGCGTTTTTCAGGGTAAGTTCAATAGATCGATTTAAGGATTTAATATCCGGCAATGCCGTTAATACGGGTCCACGGCCATAAATTTCATTGGAGGCTTTCATGTATCGTGCAATAACCCAAGGAAACGAAGATAGCTCCCTAAAAACTAGTTCATACTGCCCCATCTCATCAACAATTTGGTAATAATAATTACCGTCCTCTTTGTTAAAATAGGTTGCTTCAATCAAATCAATGTTTTCACTGTCATCCCCTGAAAATTTTTGCTTAAGTTCTTCAGGAATTTTTACGTCTGGATACTCCAATTCTAATACTCTGAACGGCCGTCTTATTCTTCTGTAGACCTTATCAACGGTTCCAAACGGTCCTTCCTCAAAAGAAACCAAAAATGTAGGCACAGAAGTAAATCGAATAGGCGTAACATCATCCCCAGGTTGTATCAACATCACAGCCGTACCCACCGCTAGTTCAAGTAAAAACTCGCCCATAGCCTGATCGAAAGCACTCTGACGTAAGATAGAAAACATCCTTTCGGAATAGTTATCCAAAATCGTTTGTACTTCTGTATGCTGTTCTTTGGGTATATCTTCACCAGGGGTCAATCGACACCAGTTTCTTTGGGGTGGAAACACGCCTGATTGTAACCGATTGGCAAATCTTTGAGTAGATTGGATTGCAGTACTGTCAAAAACCCTCGACATTTTATCTTGACCAGGTGCGCTTTCGTAATAACCGTCATACAAGTTTCTCATGGGTAAAGCGTATCGATACGCATCTTCGTAGACTGCTCTCCACTGGCGTTTATGCGTATTGGTTTTATCGTATCTTTTTTTTACTTCTGTTGGTGAAAGTTTAGCCATAAGTATCCCTTGGGTTTGTTCTTGGACTTAGTGAACTTTGGGTTTGAGCAATTCCTACACTTGGGTTCTCCCTTGCTGCTGACATTAATAACCTGGAACCCCCAAACCTTGCTCGTCGGTTTCTGGCAATCAATCTTCTGATTTGTTGTCGTCTTTCTGCTTCAAGTAATGCCTGTTGTTTTTTCTGGAGAGTATCGGCTGCTGAACTGCCTTGAATTGTATCGGTGTTCACAAGCTCTAGCCCTAAAGCACTTGCCTGTTGTTTAGCAGCATCCGAAATTTTTACGCCAGTTTGAGAGGATTGTAAGGTATCAGCAGACGTACTTTCTGCCATAGACAAAGCATTTCCAGTCTCCGTAGTAGTTTGACCGTTATTTCCAGACATTTGATCGATAATCTTTTGTAAATCTTCGTCCGTAGCACCAGCTCCAATTACGTTTACCCGTCTACTGGCACTGTAAGAAACAGGAACAAAGTTACCCTCATCATTGATATATCCAATCGTCCCAAACCCATCATTGACAAATTTTATTCCTTGAGCAGCCAACGCATCGATTTGCTTATGGCTTGTAATTCCTTTTGTACCGTAGTTCGCCCTAGTTCTATTAGTATAATTATCTTCTAAGTTGTCACCTCGATTGGGTTTGTTTTCTTTCGGAACACTTGCTATCAAAGACATGTTAGTCCCTAGAGCTTTTCCATAATCAAAACTTTCTGCTCCAACAACATTCTTAAAACTTGTTTTAGGTTTAGATGGTCCTTGCTTTGGACCAACCGTAATATCTTTGGTTATCTCTGATGCTGCATTTCCACCCATGCCTATTCCCCCTTGAAGTATCTTGCATACATGAAGTAATCCCGTCCCTCTGGCCCGTAATGCTTTAATAAACCTTCCTGATTAAATACCATTTTCTCAATCCATTTGGTAGCCTGAACATTCTCTGAACAGACATGGCATTGTAAGCGAACGAGTTGTAAACATTTGCCAATAAAGGGGAATAATCGCTTGGCTGCCTTATGAAAAACAAACCGATCCTGTCCAATATTTTTATTCACAAGCATCCAAATCTCAGCGTTGCCTTTCCAAATGGGTTGTATGCCAAAACAAAGGATGCAGTTGTTTCTATGAAAGGCTGAAAAGGACAAACCATCCGTTACCATGAAGTCTAAATTGGCCGAAAGGACAGCTTCATCGAGGGGTCTATATTCCATTAAGGTAAGATGAAAGGGATCAAAAGGGACTAACCGGCTAAATATGCCGTCCATTTTCATAGCTTTCTCTAAATCTCTAGGCAAAAACATCAAAATCAATATTGGCTTGGACAGGTTGTCTAAATTGTGGCGACGTTCCTCTGGTTATTCTTCGATGTTCTCCTCCTCCCAACAAACAATATCCCCCAGCGTCGCCAATATGTGAATGCTCATTCTTGTTTGGCGTATCTTTAAACCGTTCTTGACCGGCTCCAATCGCTATTCTTTTGAAATGATAGCCACCAGAAAGAGCTTTTCTAAGACGAACACAATTACGATCAACCAATAACCCAGGCTTCCCCTCAATTAATCTTCCCATTGGAGCAGCTAAAGCTTCTCTTCGTACCTTGAAATCGTTTGTAGCCGTAGGTCTAGCCAATAAATTATGGGTTTTTAAATGGTCAAAGGCCGTTGTTTCAAAGATTTGATCCCGTTGCATACCAGCAGGATCGCCCCAGATTTGTACGCTAATGTTTGGAAATCTATTATTTATTTCTGATTTTAAAATATGACAAAAGCGTTCTAGACCCATGTCAAAAGTCACAAGTTCATGCAATATGTGCCACCGTCCATTAGGCATTTTCTGAGCAAAAACAGCAGCAGGGGTTAATCCAAAGTCCAAACCAATTTGTATTGGAATATGTTCTTCAACAACAAGGTCGTCAACCATCGTATCATCATCATATTCCGACCAGACAGGTTTACCTTCCTGAACAAATGCATACTTACCCTCAGCATAACATCTAATCCAATCTAATTTCTTACCCCCTAAAAGCTGCTCATAATATCCAGAAGGAAGATTGCCTAAATTCTCTGCCTTGCTATTTGTTTCCCACCATTTACCAGCCGAAAAAATAAATCCTTTTGCTTCTGGACTATCAGCCGGTACGTTCTTACTTTCTATTTCCATAACCCCACCATTTTGTCTAAAGAATTTCCAAGCAAATTCTCCTTTGGGGGTTTCTTTTTCAGCTAGATTAAAATACCAATGATCGCTGTCCATAGGGTTTGTATCCAAGATTATTCCTCGCCAAGTTGGTCCACCATCGGCTTTGGAAGGATAACGGCCAACACGGTGCGTAAGTCCATCAATTACTGCCTTGGGAAGCTCTCTGGCTTCATTGACCCAAGCACCAGTAAGTTCCAAGGATAATAACTTTCGTACGTCTTTGGGCTGATCCAAAGCTAAAAATATTACTTCCATGTTTACTCCGGCAGCTCCTTCTCTAGAAGGTAATTTTAAATGATGAGTAATTGGTGGTGCATAGCGAACTGGCCCCCAGGTATCTTCAGGAAATAATTCTAGCCAGGTCTTCAAGGTTGTTGTTTTCAGCATGGGATAAGAGTTTCTTACAACCGCAAACCGTGAATAGCGTATTCCATCTCTTTTAGAAGGTTTTTGACTTACCGCTCGTTTAAACAATTCAGCGCAACAGGCATAAGACTTTCCCGATCCTACTGGACCCATTAAAGCCCGAACAAAAGAATTATTATTAAGAAACTTCCAGATAACGGGAGAGGATCTAAAATCAAGTTTTAAGGGGGTCATTTCTTACACCTACCGATCTTTCAAAACGTAAACAATCTTTCTTGATTTTATTTAAACTATACTTTCTTTTTCCCATAGTTTTAGCTCTGTTTTCTAGGGCAATCGGTTTTAGTCTAAATTGATCCACAATTGATTTCTTAGTCATTTTTCTTTTCCTTAAAAGTATTATCACCGGGGCCTAACATCTGAACCTCTACCACGGCTGGCCTATCCGCATGTTTCTCGCTTTCCAATAACCCTGCGCTTTTCGCAAGTGTCTGCAACACCCTAACCTTGTCAATCAACTCAACCTCAATGCCCTGACCAGGCAATACCCTTATCTTACGAATAGACCTCAATGCTTCAGGCTTTATGTCCTTAGAGGCTTTTATCTCCACATTTCCCTCATCATCCCAAGTCATAATGTCCGTAATGTCAGAAGTTCCCAAAGCAACAAGTTCTTGAGCTAACCGATCCCGGTTATTCATAATAACATTAGAACCCTTAATCCTTCGGGTAATCTGACGAATGCCCTTTATACCTCCAACCCGTTTCATTAAACCCCCGTAGTTATTTGTTGATCAAAATTTCCTAAGTTCTGTAAAGACTGTTGAGGTTTAGGATCTTTCCTAGAAAGAAGAATAAGTTGACCCCCAAAGCTATCAACAACAATTTCCGTCTGCTTTGCCTTGTTGCCATCTTTAGTTGAATATTCTCTCACAGAAATCTTTCCTTCAACACAAATCTGAGAACCTTTCCCAACATACATCTCAGCAATTCTACACAATCCCTCAGAACGAATAACAATGTTATGCCAAGTGGTGTTCTCTACTTTCTCTCCCGATTTGTTCTTGTAACTTTCCGTCGTCGCTAATGGAAACTTGGCAATCTTACCCCCATTGTCAAAAACCTTAATCTCTACATCTCGTCCTACATTACCGATCAAGGTTACTTTGTTTAAACTAGCCATTTACTTTTTCTCCATTTATTGTTGCTATCTTTACCAGGGGGGGTGCAAATTCTTCACCCCTAATTTTCTTGTTTATATTCTTCCATGTTTCTAATTGATCTCCATTGCAAACAATGCTGCCATCAATGTACTGAGGATGCTTGTAATTTACTGCAATTATTTCACAGAGCATCTCATATTCTTCTTTGCTAAAAATTATTTGTTTAAAGTTTTGCATCTATTTTTTTTCAAACATCTTGGATATTTCTGCCAAAGTGTAGTTAGTTTTTTCAGTTTTTTTTTCATTACGAGTTTTTTTTCTAACAACTGGAAGCTCAGTTTTAGGGTCTATAACTTCTAAATTATTAAGGTCTAAATGTTCAAATTTTTTAGTTTGTTTTTTCTTATTTTTGTCTAGACCAGTCATAGATCCTGTAGGAAAGTCATGGTAATAACTTTCGTTCATGTCCTTGTTATTAGTAAAAAGATGCCATTTCTTTATGTCCTCTAGTGGATATGCTTCCATGTGTGTAGGAGTACCATCCAACCAGCTAAACAAACGAATAATAACCATATCATTAGCAACTGCATGAATGATGAAATGCTGATGTGGATGTACCTTTTTTGTAAGATCATCTGTATCCTTAAACTTCCATCCGCACATTCCAACAAAAGGATGTTTTAGTCTTTCTCTGTCAGTAATTCGACAATTCCAGATTAAATGTATAGGATTACAATCAGCATCATATTGTTCATAATATTCAAAATCTTTATCTTCCATTCATTTTCTCCATCATTTTTTTCAGTCCTTCAAATTCCTTGCGTTCTTTGTCCGTATCTACGATTTCTTGCATTTTAGCTCCTTTTTGTTGTTTTTTATGCGACATTTGTTAAAAAATACCTTTATTTGATACGTTTGATAGTTGCGTTTACATCGTTTACAGCGTTTCTAACTTTCTTTGATTTTCTGCCAATCAGGATGATGTTCTGTGCAGTACAAACTATCAGTCTGACCATGAGATAAAGTAGCGTCCTTACCGCAAAGGCAACAGACGAAATCTTGGAAAAAGTTTTGTGGGATACCCCTACTATACTTAGCAACGGGGGGGGGCGTAAGGTCGTTTTTTCTTGGTGGGGTCGTGGACATCGTGTAAAAAGATTGCATTATTTTTTGTACGTAATTTAGCAGATGTACACAATGTAAACGAACCTCTAAGTTATGAACAGTCATTTTATTTTACTCTTGTTGGTTACTCTTTTGATGACATCACTAGCTGACAAGGTGGGTTTCTTTGTTTGTGGCATGGCCTGTTCAAAGAATGCAAGCGAGTAGGGTGGTCGTCTGCTCTCCTTCTTGCAACTGTACAGAGTTCTCTTTGCTGATGCCTTGAAGCTATCGACTGTCATTCCCTTGTCTAAGAACCCTTGAGCTATTTGCTCTTGCCTCTCGTCCCACCGCCACTCACCTCGACCTCCAACGATGTCGTCCAACAAATGAGCATAAAGCTTACAAATATCTTTTCCTATAATATTAAATATATTAGTTCTATTGGTCAGTTTTTGTACAACCTCATTGGGTTGTGGGGTCATACAACCTAATTGGGTTGTTTTTGTACCCTCTTTTTCCTTCTTTTTTGCCTGTTTTTGCCTACCTGTGGATAACTCTGTGGATAACTTACTCTTCTTATTGTTTTCATTTACTTTTTTCATGGTTTCCTCGGCTTCTTGCTCTTGAAAGCGTTCATCGTGTTCGAGGGTATTTTTGTACCCCTGTTCTTGGTCAATTGATGGATCAAAAAGTATGCGCCAGGTGGCTGATGTATGTCCGTTTTTACGAAACTTATATTCATTTCGAACCTTATCGACATACCCATAATCAACCAGCAATCTTATGTGTTTACTGACACCTTGCTGGCTCATGCCTAGCTGTCGTGCGATCCGTGCTTGCTTGGGATAACAGTATCCTGTTGGTCCAATAAACTGACACAAGGCACAGAGAATAATAAAAGTCCTTGGTCTTGTCGCTAGTCGTTTATCCTGTAAGGCTCTGCTCGGTGCTTTGAAGAATGCGGAGAATGCTTGATCCTGTTCCTTGCCGGTTTCACAGGTGTTGTGTTCTTTGGGTGGCCGAAGGATGTCTTGTCGAGCCTTGTTTATTTCCCTTAAGACTTGCTTGGACGTTTTATCTGGTGGCATATCCAACATTTAAACCCCAAAACGATCCAGTGTGTCATCCAACAAAAGAAGGTAGCTTTCTGAGTACCAGTCGTATTTGTCCATCATCATTAGATGACGCTTGTAATAAAACACGCAAGTCGAATGATCCTTTCTAATTGTTTTAGCGATTTGAGGATAGGATCGCTTGAAGAAACGACAAACGCCTGTCCACATGAAACGCAGGTGAATGAACTCGTTGTCCTTTCGACAATCCTCATACATAACCGTAAATGAAATTTTTGTTATTTCTTGAAAAACCAAGGCTAAATCAATTGTTGTAATCATAATTCGGTTATCTTCACCTGGAACAATGCCTCGACCAGCTTCTTTTTCAACCTGTAGGTTGGTGTTTTGAAGCCCTTTACGTCCTCGACTACCATGGTTCCTTCCTGACCCAACACTCCCTTCTGGTGCTTGTCGAAATATCTGAAATCTGCTCTGTAGGTACATATCTTCTTCTCCTTCACTATACATTCAAACTTGGGTTGAAGCTCCAGGTTGTGTATCTGACCTGCTTTCTCCAAATACTTTAATTCACTATATCTTTTGGCTTCTTTCTTACTGTCAAATAAAATGCCATCGACCTCGGTTTTGTGGGCATTGAACTTGTTAAACCTCATTCAAGCACCTTCGGTCTTGAAGGTGGAACTTCTCGAAAATGATTGTGTTGCATCCAGTGTTCAAACCAAAATGCATAGCTGTCATCGTGATTGTGACAATTCACGAACAAATTGTGATGGATGAAACCAACCAGATGCTTTACGACAACCTGACAATCAACAAGGGTAGGGAACTCCAATAGCAAAAATGCAAGTGTTGGTTGACTGAACTCCGGGGTCATGCTTTTTCAAGCTCTTTTTTAAAATCGTGCAAGCCTTTTGATAAAATATACTCAGCCAAACTAGCCATTGATCTACGATCCTTCTCGGCTAATTCTTTAAGTTTTTCATAGACTTCGTCGTTTATTCTAATGTGTACCTGCTTCATAATTCACCTTCGTTCAAAAAAAAGTAACATCTAGGTCTTGCACAATGTACCATCCTGGTATATGTACAGTAAAGACGAACATTAAACGAACTGTTATAGATACAAAGGAGAACATTTAATGTCACCAGCTAACCAAAGCACATCCGGTCAGCCACACAAAGGAAACTACATAGCTTATGTCCGTGTATCGACCAATAAACAGGAAACAGAGAGAGACAAAAAGGACATTCGTGACTTCCTCAACGGTGGCGATCATACGGTTGAATGGTTTGAAGAAAACATCAGTGGTAAAGTTCATCCTGACAAAAGACCTGTTTTGAAGGAAGCAATGGACGCAGCCAAGAAAAAGAAAGCGACAGTCATTGTCAGCTCGATCTCCAGACTGTTCAGGACTGCTTGGCATGGGCTTCAATTCTTTGAGCAACATGTTGAGACTGGGAAGGTAAACTTGATTGTCTGTGACGATCCTATGTTGTCTGCCGACCCAAAGCAAAACAAGCTTGTTCTTGCCATCAAAGTCGCCATGGCCCAGGACATGCGAGAAAAAATATCTTTAAACACAAAATCAGCGTTGGGACGCATCAATGAAGTCATTGAGGACAAAGGTCACTACACCACCAAGTCAGGGAAGAAAATCACCCAGCTAGGCATTCACTCAAACATGGAAGACGCAAGAGAGAAGGGGCATGAAGCTATTCAGGAGGAAGCAGATGCTTTTGCTGAAAGGATGCGACCTGTCATCGTCGATCTTGTCAAACAAGGCTACAGTTTACGTGAAATGGCATCCTATCTCAACAATCACACCGACATGTACAAAACCAGGCGTGGTGGCAAGTGGGGTCCGTCGAATGTTTCAAACTTAGTCAAACGAATTTATGGAGAAAAATAATGAACTTTAATTTTAGAAACAATCAGAAGTCAGGCACTGCTATTGAAAAAGATGACAGAAATCATATCCTTGCGCCACCTGAGCTTATAGAAAGTATTATCCATAATCTATCACTTGAACTTGCCTTTTTTAACTATCAAAACTATCCCATACCCAATGATCCCAAGATGCGTAGAGCTACGTTTTATTTCAGAAGCCATCTTGATAAAAGATTGATCGGTGCATTTGTGACGTTGAGGACTTTTATGAAAAGATGGTCAACACAAAAACAAATCCTAGAAAGATTTCCCCATCTCAAAAAAGCTTTTGTATCACTTGTCTTTAAACATTGCGTGGAAGAAGGGTGGTTTACTAGTCATCCAAGCCATGTTTCAGAGAAGATAAAATGCTATCAGGTAAGTGAACTTATGATTAAGTCCAGCATTTATTACCATACCAAGTACGTGAGTTCACGAAATAAACTCGAGTTCATATCATAAACTCAAGTCTATACAAAAAACTTGCACAAACAAAAACCGAAACTAAAATGAACATTGATGGAAAGCCAAATGAACAGACATGACACAAAGGATTTAGGCGGTCACGCTTTGAGAGAAAAGCTTATATTGCCCAATCTCAATGCAAAGCAACGGGAACAGTTTGCACAAGAAAATCTATCTGATGAGCAATATATGTTGTTTCACCGTAAAAAAGTAGCAAGTCGCATTACTGTTCCATTGTGTAATCATCAACACGTAAAAGATGCCATCCAAGTTTTAAGAAAAACAGCTAATGAACTTGACAACCTGATCCGTGGTCGCTCGGGACTTACAAAAACAGGGTATGCTAAAACTGATATGTATCGCACCGTGATTTTTGCGCAGCTCATTGTCACTCATGCTGGATCAGAACTAAAGAGAAGAGCGTCGCCAACAAAAATGGGGTTTCCTGACGGGAGCTTTATGAATGCCAAATAGGCAAAAAAAACAGGTGTTCAGATTAAGAGGGTTGCATCCTGGTCAATAGACAAAATGGAACTACCCTTTTAGATTGTGGACAAAATTGAGCAGAGGAGATTGCTGAAATGAAACAAATACTTATAACCTACTACAGTGAAATTATTCGCATAATATATAACGTGTCAGATTTTCTTGACCCTAACAGACTTGCTACACTCAACAAACTTAACAAACTTAAAGAGACTTTGACTGAAATTTTCGGAGCAGTTTGTTTGTTTGTTTCAATTTACATTTTTTTAGCTGTTGGTTGTGCCATGTCTCAGACATGTTCTTGGCCTGAAGTATGGGGGTTCTGATGAAACACACAGTTGATGGAAAGGAAGTTGGAGCAACTACAGTCGCAACGATTGTTGAAGGTGAAAATAGTTTTTCAGGTCAAACCAAAGAAGAGCTTAGAAAACAATGGGTGGCAATCAAGCAAGGGGTGGTTCCCTCTCCACAAGAGCCTACAAAAGCAATGAAAAGAGGTCTTTGGCTTGAGCCTTTTGTGAAACTTCAAAGCTACAATTTAATTCGGGAGGCAATGAGGGAAGGGACTAATCTAGAAATAATTGACGTCAATGGAGCCGATCGCATTGTTGAGGAACGTCTTGGTTGTTCTTGTGACAGTAAATTTAAAGTCGATAAGGACTTAATTATTCCAAATCCAATGGGAAATGACTTTCCTATGAGATCCTTGATTATTAATGAATTTAAAACTGATGCTCAAAGTAAGTCTACGGTTCCCCCCATCATGAGATATGAATGGCAATTGCAAACCCAAATGGCGGTTACAGGTGCTAGGTTTGGGATCATCTCAAAAATGGGTAATGATTTAAATGTAAAGCTATATCCGTACAAAAGATCAGAAAAGATGATTGCCATAATTATGAGTAAAGTTCGAGAGTTTTGGTACAAGGTTGACAAAGATATTCCCTACGAGGAGGACAATGAGCAACCTCCAGTAATCAACTTGGATGACCATGCGTTTGCACGACAGATGGAGGTGATGTTGGACAGCCGAATGACTGCCAAAGCAGAAGCGACCAAGTGGAAGGATAGCCTGGAAACTATTGATGCTCAAATCCAGGGGGTGATGCAAAAGCTTAATTCAGAACGGGCAACTTTTAAAAACTATTTGATTGAACACAAGACAGTCAATGTTTCAGCCAAACCAGAGCAAATGATGCCGGCCAAACCTGCACGTTCTCACAAAAGATTTTCAATCAGGGAGATTTAGATGACTAATTTAGTTCCGAAGGACTACGCTCAACTCGAGAGGCTTGCCAAACAGTTTTCAAGCTCGAACCTAGTGCCTAAAACCTACAGTGGCAAACCACTTGATTGTCTTGTTGCAATCCAAGCAGGTATGTCAATGGGTCTAAATCCCTTTCAAGCACTTCAAAACATTGCTGTCATCAACGGTAGACCTACGCTTTGGGGTGATGCTTTGATCGGATTGGTCAGGCGACATCCCGATTGTAAAGGGATCAAAGAAACGATCGATGGTGAAGGTGATGACCGGACGGCTACTTGCACTGTCAAAAGACTTCAGGGTGGTGAGATAGAAGAGATCACTAAAACATTTTCTTGGAGAGATGCAAAGAAAGCTGACCTAACTACACGAGGACCGTGGAAATCATATCCTGATAGGATGTTACAAATGAGAGCCAGAGGTTTTGCTTTGAGAGATGGATTTCCTGACGCTATGGCAGGTGTGATTACCAGAGAAGAAGCAGAAGACTACCCAGAAATGAAGGTCGTCAGCGAGCCAGAAACTAAGTCTGAGGAGCAACCAAAATGATTATGGAAGATTTCCCACTTACACCTCGTCAAGTTCAAGTCTTGAAGTTTATGAAAAAATACTATCGTAAACATAAATATATGCCATCCTATGAGGAAATTATGCAACACACAGGTCACAAAAGCAGGGCTTCAATGGCTTCACTCATAGATCAACTTGTTCAACGAGGATTTATTGAGACGAAGAAGGCTCACCCAAGAGCAATCAAGATAATAAGAGATTTAATTTAGCCTACCATATTTAAGGCTTCATCTTTTGTATGTTTATTTCTGCGTGTCCAGCCACGACCAAAATGCTCAAAGGTTGATAGACCTTGGTAAAATGCTTGTCGCTGGTCATGCAGTTTTTCAATCATATACTTAGTATCGTTGTTCGCTATTTTCTGCATAGTCTTTGGTCCTATTGCACCGTCTTGTGTTGCTCCTACAATTCTTTGTATAGCTTTAGCTGCACGACCTGGACCAGAATTTACCGCCCAATCAAAAAGAGCAAAGTCTAATCCGCTTTCTAATTTATCTCCGTATATTTTATCCCAATAGTTTTTTTTGTAGATCGGTGCTACATCCTCTGGCTTTAATGCTCTCATTTCTTCTTCAGTAGATGTACGTCCAATCCATTTATCATACACAGCTTTGGTAACTCCTAAGTTGGTCATACCCCCTGGGTCTTTGGGATGATTTACGAACCCACCCTCTGCCTGTAATACAAGCTCTAAACTTTTTTCAAAATTATTTTTAGCCATTATGATTTCCTCATTAAGTCTTTATCTGCTTTTCTTGCTCCACCTTTGCCTGTGACGAACGACTTTACTCTACCCATCGCCCAAGCGTGTGCTGATGTTTTGGGTCTTGATCCACTTGAATAGTATGCACCCAATCCTCGTTTATAAACTTTGTCCAAAGTTGATTTAGAAAAACGACTTGCACCGGGAATACTAGAATATGATCTTGCCATCAGCCTTTACTCCTTTGTTTACTTATTCGATCCATCATAGCTGGGGTAAGCTTACCTTTCTTATACAGGGCTGCTGTTCTTTTGATTTCTCTTTCCCTAGCTTTTGGGTTCTTTGCACCAGATACATACTTCTTTGGTACGCCACCTTTTGTCTTGGCAACTTTAGGAAACTTTCTTTTTTGTACCATTTTTATTCCTTAACTTTTTAAAATCTGCCCCTGTAATTTTATTTCTAGGTGCTGCTACCCTTGCGAGTTTCTTTTGTTTTGGTGAATACTTTTTAAATGGCATTATTTCCCTACTTTCTTGGTTGCGTTTTTATGTGCCTGTGTAAAAGTTTTACCTGCTCTCATGTCTTTTTTCATAGAGGTCATGTGCTTTGCAGTATGATGTTTGGCGTGTTTTGAAAGAGCTGTCTTTTGTCTTTTGGTAAGTTCAGCCATCACTTACTTCCTTTCGTATCTGTCTTGTTGTATTTATCTACTGATCTCATTCCAGCCAATCCAAGCATTCCCAGAAGTAGGGGCATCATTACCGTCATATCTGCCTGTGGAATTACTATTCCAAAACCTGCACAGATTGGAGAAACCATGTAATTTATGGCTAATGAAATACCACAAATCCAACCAATCAAGGGTCGCCAAGACGATTGAAACCAGTTGCCCTTTGCTTCTTCTTTATTTACATTGACTTGAGCCATAGCTAATTCATGAGCTTGTTTCTCTGCCATTGTAGCTATCTCATGACTAAGCTTTCTTTTGAGGTCCGTATCGGGTATGGCTTTGTCCAACAACTTAGAAACAGGCTGAATTAAACTACTCAATAAACTCATATCGTTAACTCCATTTTGTCCTGTTCGCCCAATAAGCAGCCGACATAAGACCTTTCTTTATGTTTTTTGCATGACGCTTTTTAAAACTACGAGATCGTGCCGTATCGCCTTTGTCACCTGTAACTCCTTGCTGACCATATCGTATGGTCTTGATTTGATTGCCTTTCTTAGCAACAACCACATGGGATTTTGTAGGATGATTAGGGGTACGCTTTGGTTTATTGTATCCGGATACGCCAACTTTTTTTAATCTTGGATCACTTGCCATTTTCTTTAGCTTTCGTCCAAGCAGAAGCACCGATATAGCTACCAATAATACCTAAGTTACTAATGATAAATGTGCTGGAAATCCCTGCCAAGTGGTTAAGTCTGCTTTCAGGAATGACTTCTGGAATAACCAGGACAATCACAAACGCTACCGTGCAAATAGATTGAAACCAAATCAGTAATCTTATCTGATCTTCTTTCTTATCGTTGTTATCCATACGGATACGTTTTTCTTCTCTTGCCAAAGCTGCATCTAGTTCGGCATCCGAAACTACATTATCTCCATTAGTATCCGCTTTTGACCATGCACTATCTTTTTCTAATGTCTTTTTCATTTTATGTGCAACCACCAAGGTTCCGTGTGCATTGCCTCGTAAAAGCAAACAACCACGAGTAAAATTATCAAAGTCAACCGTAACATATTATGAAAGTTACGTCTAGATTTTAGACACCTCTGGTTCTGCTTTGAGCCAGGTCGCAAAAACGGTCAAAAGTAATCCACCAACAATCAAAATCGCAAGAACTACAGCAATTATTTCAAGCAACTCGTCTTTCTTTTGTTTCTTAATTTTAGCTATTTTTTTTGCTTCTTCTTTTGCTTCCTGTATGCGCTTTGCTCTAAGATTTACAATCTCTTGAAAAGTTCCATGCCCAAACCTTTGGTCTATCAACACGGACATTTCATATCGCATTTCCGCAGCAAGCTTTGCATCAATGACTTCGTGAGCCACTCCTTTAATACCAAGCTGATCCTTGAAACTTATACCATCTTTTTTAGATCTATCTTTATTAATTTGTTGTTCGCCATCAAGCAGTTGATCGACAGCATCAACAATCTCAGTCATATCTTTGGCGGTGCTAATGGTGTCTTTAATGTAGGACACACTTGCCTTGACAAGCGATAGCCCTGTAAGAACTTCAGCAAACATTACGTTTTGACAACCAGACTTATAAGCAAAACGATCGTTGTTCCAGATGCCCCCACAAGTACCATCTCTAGACGTTTTACACGACTAAGAATTTCTGTCCAGCGTTCTTCACTGACAGCCTTATGAACTTCTAAATCCTTAAAAACGTCTCGAAGGTTCACTTCTTTTTACCACCTTTTTTCTTTGTGCCGTAGCCTTTTCCCATTGGCATATTAGTTCTCCTTTTTTAAAACGGTTTTCCTGATCCCTGTGTGGGTGCCTTACTTAGTGCTATTTGTGCAGCTACACTATCTTCATAAGCCTTTACTTGTTCATCTCCAATAACAGATTTACACCATGCTATGCAGTTTGCCTCCGTAACCTTTTCATATTCAATGAACGTACCTGATGGTTCAGGTATACCTATCGATCCAAAAACTCTCCCACCATGATCTCCATCGACATCTGTGCATTCCCAGTGGAGAGTGGTGATTAAATTTTTTCCATGATCTGATGTCAAATTATATTCAGTATCTACAATTTTCCACGTCGCTGCCATTTTATTCTCCTTTATCCACAATATAATACGCATGATACAAGCTTTACACTTGTCGTGCTGTTGCCAATCGTTACTTTACCGATTGTTTTACTTCTTATGATGTCATCGGATTGTACTTTAGCTGTACCATCTCCATTACTTTCTAATAAGTCACCACCCTCACAAGCACCTGTTACTTTGATAGAACTAATACCAACACTTGTTACAAGAGCTTTTGTTACTCCGCTGCTGTGTTCAACAAATTTATTTAAGACTCCATAAACTCTTTTATCACCAACACTGTCAGATACTTTTATTTTAGCATGATTTTTATGGTCAACAACAGAGCCATCAGCTAGCTTTCTAGTATCTAACTCATCAATTGTACTTACAACAGTGCCTACTTCTGTGCTTTCTGAAATACCAGAACTTTCGTGATTACCTGCAAAACCAGTTAAACTAACTGTTGTACCATCTACTCTAATATCTCCAACCTCTGTGCCATTATCTCTAAATTGGATTAGTTGTCCATCATTGGCATTACGACCAATTTGCACTGATTCTCCAGTTGCATCTCTACTAAAGATAGCACTATCTCCACCTCTTATTGAGTGTCCATTTCCTGTGTTACCTACTGAATCTCTTCCTATTAAAACTGCGCCAGCATCGTTAATCCTCATTTTTGTAGTTTGATCCCCACCGTTAGCTTTGGTCGTAAAGATTAAATCACCTGCATTGTTTGCGTCAGTATTATTTGATTTGACCCCTTGGACAGTAGCAAACACAACTTGACCACCATCATAAAAATTACCTGCAAATTGGATGGCCCCACCATTATCCGTGGTGCTATACGCAGTATCATCCAGAACAACTAATTGACCTGCATTTCCACCTGTGCCTGACTTTGTACCCTTCACAAGAAGTTTTGCAGAACTTAAAGTAGAAGTGCTACCCACCAATACATTATTCCCAAAAGAAATTGTGCCATCTCCATTAAATTGATGTAAACTAGTTCCATCGTGTTGTTTTAAATCTAAAACTTTATCAGTTGATGTTGACCCTGCTTTAATTTGTACACCATAGCTACGACTGTCGGTCGTTTCATTGTTTCGAATGGTCAGGGCATAGGCGTTGTCAGCATCTCCATCAGCAATATTAATGTCAACTGAGTCGGTAAAAGCACCTGTGGCTGCTGTCAGACCGCCTGTAACAGTAACACCACTAGATGTTGTTTCTAGTTTCTTAGCGTTATCGTGGTAAATTTTAACTGCCCCATCTTCTAAAAATGTAATCCCATCTTCTATTAAACCACTGTCGCTATTATATTTTTGTATTTGCACTCTATCAGAACCCCTCAAATATAATCGACCAGTGCCAGTGTCATCGATGTAAGAACCTGCTCCATCATGATATATTTCTAGATCACCACCTGTGCCAAAAATAGCTTTCACATTGTCATTGTGAGAAACATTTCCAGTAAACGTACTCGCTCCAGTAATTAAACTGTCTGTACTTAAAAGACCTGTACTTGGATTATATGAAAGACCAGTATCGCTTTCTAGACCTTGAGTGCCAGTAGCACCATCTACAAATACAGGATATACAGTTTCATTAGCAGAATTATTTGCAGTGATAGTAACAGTTTCAGCATTTCCTGACACGTTTCCCGTGACATTTCCTGTCAGCGCACCAACGAAAGAAGTAGCTGTAACACTTGATTTAAAGAGTGCAGCACCATCGTTAGCCATAGATATTTCTAAAGCTTTTATAATAGTTGAACCATCTGTTCCATATATCTCGAAGTTTTCATCTGCTTGGCTAACAACCAAGTTCATTCCTGTGCCACCACTGCTATTTACAGAGCCATATGAAACACCATTATCTTTAAATTCAACCTGACCAGAACCATCAGCATCTAGAATAATTGTGCCAGAGCTATCCAGCGTTATATCACTGCCATCATTTGTAATCGTATCAAGAGCAATAGATCCTATGTTTGTAATGTTGGCATCTGACATATCAAATGATCCAGTAACGTCTAAGTCTCCACCAATACTGACATTACCAGTGGTTGTAATCGTATCAATGTAAGCATTTTTCCAACGTGTAGTTGTGTGTCCTAAGTCAACGTCACTATCCGTTTGTGGCCGAAATACACCATCAGAAAGTAAAATTTGATGAGCATTAGCTGCGTAGAAATGTATTTCATCTGCGGTTTCAAAGTCTATCTTTGTTTGGTCATCTTCACCAATCTTAATGTCAGTAGCCAGTAAAGATGTAATTCCTGTTTGAGCTGCAACTAAACTAACTGCACCACTAGACACACTAAAAAAGGTACTGCTAAAAGAAGCTACACCCTTGTTACTTGTCGAAGCCTCTTCACCAGCGATTGTAATTGTATTACCAGTAGCAGAAGTATCGATACCCTCACCACCAGCAATAGTTAATGTTTCACTATCAAGATCAATGGCTATTGTCCCACTATCGGTAGTAGCATCTAAGTCCTGTGCAGTTACTTGACTATCCACATAAGCTTTGACTGATTGTTGGGTGGGAACAAGAGTAGCACTATTGCTGGACATATCATCTTCGTCAACAAAAGCCGTAATTGTTATTGTACCGTCTGATAAAGAACCGTAAGTAATAGTCCCAGTAAGTGTTAAGGTGTTGTCACCAATAGCATTAAATATCGTTGTAACTGTTGCATTTTCTCCTACGACCTCAGGATTACCTGACGTTGCATTAAAGCCAAGGATCTTACCCTTTCGGCTGTCTTTTTCAGGCAGGGTCATGTCAATGGTTGTGGCATCGAACTCTGGAGCAGCCAACGCTCGATCAACCTTTTGGGAAGATTGCTGAAGGATCATTATGTTCGTGTCAAAGTCTGCTTCAAGCGCACTTGCTGTCAAGGGGCCACCTGTAGTGTAGACTGAGGATCTTGCTAGGGAAACACTTGAAACAATCGTAATCGTTTCTGAACTTGTTGGAAAGTTTCCAGATGTAAACGATACTGAACCTGCACCTGAAGATGTAAGGCTAACAGTGTAATGCGTTGTGATTGTTTTTTGAGTTGTTCCAACAAAAACTTTTATCTCCGTTGTCGCATTGACCTGGAAGCTAAAACTGAACGGTCCGGCAGAGCCATTGCCTGTATACTGTACCCGTCGAGCTACATCTACTATATCGGTCATAAATTAATCCCCACTTCTAGTTTGTGAACATACACTATCGTACGCTTTTTTTCAACATTTCTAATGCTTTGTCTTCTTCTTTCGTATCAAATATCTTAAACAACCTTTCTGACCCAATTTCGTTAATATTTATTCCATAAAATTTTCTGTTAGTAAGTACTTGTTTTGTAAGACTTTTATGATCTGATATTGGTGCTGTTAATTCATTATATTGATCTTCAATACTGTCATTATCTTGATAAGCTTCTGTACCAATTATTCTTTCCATTTTTTTCTGGACAGTAAGTTCTGGATTATATCCAACCATACCAGGTAATCTTCCATTTTCATCTATAGAATTAAAAGTCCTGTTGTATGCGGTTTGTTCTTCTGCTGTCAGGTTTATATATTCTCCACCTATCTCTATGTATTTTCTATGACGAGGTTCAAGGACAGGACCGCCAGCCATTGTTATTCTGTGGAGTTCATCTTCAATTATACTTGGTTTTATAATTTGTTTTTTACCTAAACCTACTACCATTCTTGGTCTAACAACAACTTCTTTTCCAAAGGGTGTATCTATAGTAAATTCTCTACCTTCACCTTGCATTAAATTATTACCCCAATAATCTAAACTTGGTTCTACAGATGCAGAGAATACAGGGTCTCTTGCTTTTGCACGATTTAAAGCTTTAAACGCACCAACCATAAACGATGGCATATCATTATAATTATTGTAATTACCCATTTGCATTTCTGTTAACTCAGTATTGCTACCTCTTGGGTCTTTCATTCTTTCCATCATACCTGTAAAAGATGTAGCTCCTATAACTGGATAACCTAAATATTCATTTGCTGCATTACCAAGACCAAAGGACATACGACCCATAGCAGAACCAGTTACATTTGTTCCTATATCAACAAGCTTACCACCAAAAAACCTTCCCAATCTTTCAAAGGCTTTTCCTTGTTCACCAGTAGGATTTTGAAATTCACGCATAATATCAGACATACCTTGTAAATAGGTTTGTGAAGATGAAAATTCTGCAAGTGCAAATATAGTGGCTAATGAAGCATCTGTAACAGCAGATAACATACCTTCATCGTCTGGCATATTTTGTAGCATTAAGGCGGTATCTATCATCATAGCTATAGTACCAGATATAGGATCAAGTCTTTGTAATGAAATGCTTTCCCAATTGCCGTCTGCGTTTTTCATTTCTATAGCGTATGGTTGTTTACCTGTATCTGCTTGACGTAGTTTACCTTTAAAATTAGGACCAAGTGTTCCTTTTAATTTATAATCTTCTTCATATCCAGCACCAGAAACAAACCTTACTATGTTGTCAGCAATACCAGAATGCATAATACTTTGCATTGTAACAAAAATACCCCAACCTGTTGCAAGCTTTGCCAAGGCTTCATCGTATTCTTTACCAGAAACAGCACCTGGTCCTTTGGTTATTGCTTTATAAACAGGAGAAAACGGAAATGCCCTGTTAGCAGATTGATTAAATAAGTTGACAGGTGTTTTAACAAACAAAAAGAAAAATGGTTTCAGTGCTGGTATATTAGCTATTTTAGCAAATGAAGCCTGTATTCCCTCTAATGGATTTTGAAATGTACTTTCTAATGCTTCGTCTTTCATCATTTGATAAACATCTTCATGTTTGTTTTGACTAGTGTTCAATAAAATATCCTCATATACCTCAGAAAATTTATTGTTAGCTAATTCTTGTACTTGTTCTCTATTGCCTAAGTATATGCCACTTGAGTTCGCTTTAAGTATTTCTTGTTGTACTAATGATGCTCTTCTAAAAGCTTCCCTGTATTTAACTCTTTCTCTAGACAGCACCTTAAAAAACTCATCTTCAGATGCTAAAAAACGACCTGGCATTCTTGCCATAATTCCTACAATATCAATAACATTTAAAAATAAATCTTTTCGACCTAGATTTTTTAATATTGCAGGGATACTTTCTTCATTACCAATAGCTTGTAAATCTCTTAAATCAATTTTAGATTGAAAATCTGACCTTTCTCCTGTGATAAAAGATCTTCCTAAAACTCCAAATGCTTTCATCAACGACATTTGAACACCATGTATTTCTGCCATAGCTTCACCGACAAGCACTCTATCAGCGTTATTCATATTCATTCCAACAGCTCTACCTATACCCTGTCGAACCTGTCCAATTCTTGCTGCCATACCTTTTTCAGCAATTAACATAGCTTGGAACGCAGCTCCACTTGTTATATTGGCAATGTGTGTTGGTGGTGCTACAAGTACAGAATTGACATATATTTCCATAATTGTATCATATAATTTTGCACCTGCTTTTGGTATCCAATTATATAGATTTTTAGTAAAAAACTTTTTACCAGCAGGGTGTAACGATGAATATTGAAGAGCCATAAGATTATGCTCTGCTGGTGACATTTGATCCCATTCAAAAGCATTAACTGGTAAGTCATCAATTATACGATTTAAATTTTCAGTATAAGTATTTATGTTAAAATCAGACATAGTTGCAAAACCTCTGACAACAGACATACCTCTAGCATATTCAGATACATTTCCAGAAACAGAAGCAGATAAACTAACCTGTATTTGACCTAATAAAGCAAACCTTTGTGATAATAGTTTTTTGCTCTCTAGATCCTGTGTTTTTAACTGCTCCTTTTGTATGGCTAATAATTCATCTGTTATTCTATAACTTGCTATAAGACCAGCTAATGTATCTTCAGGTAGTGGCAATGGGTCTTTGCCTGGTACTCTGCCTACAAAAGTAGCTATTGTTGTTTCAAGAGGTGTACCTTTTACACTTTCTGCAAGTTCAATAAGTGATTTTTTTTCTCTTCTAAAATATTTAAAAAGTTCAGCATTATTTTCTTTTATGTGTTGCATAAGTCCAAAGACTTCTTGTGCTGCAAAATCACTATAAAAAGGATCATCTACCGTACCATCGTCAAATCTATCTTTAAGTAGCGTTCCAAGTTTTTTAAAATCTAAACCATAATTAACATTACCCTTAAAACCAACTCCTTTGATTGCTTTGTCTATAGCATCAATTTCAGAATTACCAAGTTCTTTAACGGTAATAGTACCTGTTTTTTTAGAAACAATTATATCTTCTTCTGGAGCATCAGGACCATATATTTTAGCTTTGGCTTCTTTCCCAACATTTCCAAGTGTATCGGCAAATGCATCAGTACCTTTTCTAAGTCCTTCTTGAATAAGTTTACGAACCATCAGGAGTTTCCTTTGATTTTTCAGTTCTATTCTTAATTATTTCTTTTGCTTTTGAGGTTGCAGCAGATACTCCTTTACCAGCTACGTTCAATGCTCGACCAGCTACAGGACCAAGAACAGCACCTGTGGCAATACTTTCTCCTGTTTGTCCAGCATCAATACCTTCTTGTTCTTCTGCACTAACAGCTATTGTTTGTCTTGCAATATCGTCAGCACCCATGTATGAGCCACCTTCAATAGCAAGTAAAATGTCCATACCGTATTTGTCTTTGATGTTGTTAGCTAATAATTTTTTAAGTTTTACCTTTGTCATACCTCCAACTATCTTTTTACCAAGTGCAGCCGTTCCTAACGTAGCTAATCCAATGTATGTAAGTGGATCAGTAGCTAAACCTTTTACAGCTCTTATTGTGCCTTCTCTAGTAAAGTTTGGTAGTTCATCGTACATATTCATCATTTGATACAATGCCAAAGATGTTTCTGGGTCATTACTTAAAACTGTTTCTGTTGCTTTAACACCAAGATATGAAAGGTTGTAGTTAATATAACCAATATGGTTAATACCCCATTGAGCAAACTCTTGATCTGTTTGAGGTTCTTTATTGACCTTATTCTCCTGAAATGTCTTAACAGATTTAGGTCTTAAATCTCTACCTTTGGCTGGATTGAATAACATATCAGGTACCGGATCAGTATTAAACTTTGCTGCTTGTTCTTGTTGGCTCTCACCTTTAGACAACTCATAAAGTTTTTTGCTATTTTCTATCCATACCTTACCAAGTTCTGTAGTTGGATCAGATAAATTTACTTCTGTCATAAACTCACGATCCGTACCACCACCTTGTTCAGTAGGAATTGGTTTATAACCTTCTGACCGTACTGCACCTATACTAGCTGCATCTTCTTTTGTTAACGAAAAGAATGAACCTTCTGGTGTAAAGGTTTGATTAAATGCAAGACCACTTTGCCTTCTTGATCTTGATTTGGAAATAGCATCGTAAAATTCACTCATTCATATTCTCTATTAATTTCTCTAATAAAAATATTACCTGTGGTCCTTGCTTTTGAAAAACTGAATTGTTGTTAAAATTATTTTGCCTTTGCTTTCTTAGTTCATTTAAAATCGCTTGATAGTCTGATTGTTGTCGTTCAGTGTTTTTAACTATATTTTCCAATAGATTAGATAAGTTTTGACCTAGTTGTTTTTTGGGTACTTTTGCACTGTCAGAGCCAGTAAGAATTTGATTAGTTATTGAATTAAATTTAGATGTGTACTCTATTTTATATTGTTTTTTAAGATCACCTTTAAATTCTGTAAACCATTTATCTTTAGCTAACTCCGCATCAAAAGGTTCATCACCTCGTCTTGCTTTAAGTAATTGTTTAATCATATAATTTTCGTAGTTGAAGTATAGTCTTTGATCTTCATACCTTGGATGAAAAAAAGCTAAAGCTTCAGTTTCTCTTACATAATTATTTAAAGCTTCTGCACCATTATTTAGAGCTATTTCTAAATCTACATCCTTAACGCCATCTAATTGTATTTTTAATTCTGCTAAATCTTTTGCACTTAAATTAGGAGCATTAGTTGCTAGGTCTTGATAAGTAAAACTTCCACTGCTTATTTTTTGTGCTAATCTTGCTTTTAACCCTGGTTGTGATCTAAATACTTTTCCATCTGCATCATTAATAGATGTAGTTATATCATTATAAATTTGTTCTGCATTTTCTGCTCCACTATTTAGAACCCTATTTGCTATAGTATTTAGCAAAAGACTTGCTTCTTCTGTTAAAACACCTTCATTATCATAAGGAATTATTTTTGTGCCGTTCTCTAACTCAACTGGCATTCCTGATAAAAGATTAATGGTTGAAACTAAAAGTCTTTCATTTGCAGCTTTTCGACGATTTTCATAAGCGTTATCTTGTTGTTGAATAAGGGTATTTTCTGCGCTATAGTTTGCAAGTGATGTTGTAATTATTGCATTTTTTTCTGCATCGGTTAAAAAATTAATTATTCCATTTATTGTTGGTGTTGTTACATCTTGTGGATCAATGCCTTTAACACCAAATTTTTTACGAATAGCCTCAATATTAAAACTTAAATTTCCCCTGTTATTAACTAAAAAGTTTTGTACTTTTGCTTTTGCAATATCCCTAAAAGCTTTATCAATTCTATTCATGTCAGACTTTGTTGTCTTTGAACCATTTTTCATAAGTTCATTTTGATAAATTAATTTTAAAACTACTTCTTCTTTCTTAACTTTATCTTCAGTTAAATCAGGTTCATCCAAGAGGTTTTGCCATGCGTCTATTACATTTCTTTCTGCAACATTGAGAGCAGCTACATTTACAAGAGTTGATTTTTGTGCTGATGCTCTTGCGTAAGATTTTCTATAGCTATCAAATATATTGTTAGCATTTAAAGATAATTTTGCAGACAAATTTCTTACAAGGGCAGGGGATGTTGCTTGTAAAACCTCACTGTATCCTAAAATAGTTGCATCTAAATCATCCCTTAAAACAGTAGGACTAACCATTTTTTTATTGGCTTCGAAAGCAAGTTCATCAAATCTTTTCTGTGCATCTACTGTAACTTCATTTTCTACTGTAGCTAATGCTGCTTCTTTTGCTGAACGACCAAATACTGTGGGTGCAAAGTCAAGAAGATTTTTTCCTTGCTTTTGTGCTTCTAATAGTTCTTCAAAGGTTGGTGCATTGGCAGCTCCAAACTCTTGACCTTCAATACGTCTTTGTTGTGCTGCTTGGTTAAAAAAGAAATTAGACATTTGACTAAGCTGACTAGTCAAAGCATTAGCTGATCGAATACCTTCAGTTAAGGCTGCACCTCTTGCCCCTTGAAAACTAGCGGTCATCAACCCCGTACGCTTATAAGGAGTTACCATTAGCCAATCCTCGCTGCATTAAGAAACCCACTTGCCATTGTCATAGTTCCAGCAGCAATTCCTCCTTCTTTGGCTATTTCTCCTGCCTTAATTAAATCAGCATATTGTGCTTCGCCTGAAAGTTCAGCAAGTTGTGTGTTGACATCTGATTGAATTAAATCAGTAATTGCCGGAGAAAGAATTCTCGTGTTGATCGCAAGGTTAAATGTAGAGGGATCAACTCCTCTACGATACGAACCAGCATTGGCTGAAGCAAGTGTTTCATTGGCTCTTCTAAGTATTTGTGCAGTTTGTTGTCTACTTCTATTGGCTTCAAAGCGATACTTCAGACGTTCATTCTCTGCCTGAACATTGTATCGTTGTTGCGTTAATGCACCAGCTCTTCTTTGCTGTTGAGCAGCCATCATATTTGTAGCTAGTGCAGCACCTGTAAATATTGTTCCAATTGTTGCCATTAGTTCGCTGCCGTACTTAGTTTATATTCTACGGATAAAACCGTCATGAATAGTGGTTGAGATTGAGAAAAGGTAATCTGTGCTGTTTCTGAAAAACCTAAAAGAGGGCCAATCCTTTTTCGGCCTGTAAAAGCAGTAATCGTTGAACCAAGCGTATCTGACAAGGTTCGAAAGTGAACATCAAAGCCATTGACGGATACGTTTTGTGTTGTTTTTAAAATAGGGGTCACTTCCATAATTCTACGTTTTCTAGATTGAACTGGACCTGTGGACAGGTTGGGTTCAGAAGGTAATGTTTTCACTTCAACCGTGTAATCAAGTCCGACCTCTACGTATTCGGATGGAGTAACGTCCGTTGTGACGGAACCTGACGACACGGTTTTATCCAACAACACGAAACCATCTCTAAGGATTTTAACCGTTTTAGCCTCTAAGTGAGAAAGGCCAGAGACAGAAGTACTGCCGGGAAGTGATCCATCTGGAGAGGATGAACCTGAGAAAAACTGTAAATTGCAATCAGTAGTTCTTTGAGCATCAAAGAGTTCTACGTAGTGTTTTGTTGCTGAATTTATGGTTCGTGTGACCACGGTATAAATGTCTGTAACATCAACAGAGACATCAATGAAACTACCATCCGTAACGAACTCACTGGCAGCAACAACATTCAATGGTCTAAGTATAGAAAAACAAGCCATAGATCCATCAGTACCATTTGCAATCAATAAAAGATCCCCTTCGTCTGTATCGGTGGATTGACGCATGGACATCTTTAATGGGGTCTTGATTAAATGCGACGAAAGGAAGGACACATTATTGGCGTTATAATTTAACTGTGCATCGTTATAGAGAAACTCTCTCAAGCCACCACCATTACGATCAATGAACAAAGTTGCATCAGATGTTTGAACAGGTCGTATACCTTCTTTAGAACCGTTCTTTGTGGCTGATTTAACTGTAAGATTGGTAGGTGTAATCGGTGTAATCTCTGTTTGCTGAACAAAGAACTCACCGCCTGTTGTAAAGATTTGTAAGTCACGAGCAGCAAAGACATTTGTAATTGCATTCACACGGTCACTACTTAGGTTCGCTTTAAGAGCATCGTCATCCAAGGCTTGAGATTGTTTGAAGTTAAAGAAGTCATTGACCTTACTGCCAAACAAAGTGTTGGGTAATGATTTAGAACCACCAAAAAACAAACGACCTTCGTGAAACGTAGCTGATCTTGGAAACCCTCTGGATGTAGAAAACGCATCTTCATAACCTGTTTCTATATGGTGAGCTGAATCTGCAATCGCAGTTGTGTTTAAAAAAGGTACTTCAACCACGCCTATGACTTCAGAAGAAGAAACAAACTCTACAATCCGAACACG